GAGATAAGAAGAGAGACACAAAAGAAAAAAAAAACAAAACTATACAATAGTATAATAATTAATTATATATAATATAATATTATAGGATAGAAATAGTAGCTATCACCCATAGTTAGGAGATATTGGAGTACTGACCAATATAATATTATATTAATAGTTGACAAAATAAAAATAATACATTATAATATATTTAATTAAAATATAAAGGAGTTGATATTATGTTTAAGTTAAAAAATATATTATTATATAAATATTTAAACTTAATAGATATTATTGTATTGTTAATTGTTATATATTATATAATTGTATTATATTTATATATAACATAGAAAGGAGAAGATATGAAAATTAAAGATACATTATTTTATAAAGTATTAGAATTAATTGGAGATTTAATTGGATTAATAATATTTTTTAGTATTATATATTTTATATTTGTATTATGTTTATGTATAACATAGAAAGGAGAAGATAATATGAAAGTGATATTTCTGGATTTTGATGGAGTGGTTAATAATATATCCTATGATAAATATATGGATATAGATATATTAGTTAAGAAAGGAAAAGATAAATATTTTACATCAACTTGGAGTATAAATAACCTTGAACCATTTAAGAATTTATTATTATGGTGTCAAAAAGAAGATATTAAGATTGTTATATCATCAAGTTGGAGAATATTATTTGATAGTTATACCTATATAGAAGAAATGTTTTGTGATATATTTAAGGAATACAGCTATCAAAAAAGGAAAAATCAATATACTAACTTAGTTATAGGAAGAACTAAATCATTTGGAGATAGGGGATTAGAAATCCTACAATGGTTAAGTGATAATAGTGAATTAAATATAGAAAATTATATTGTTGTTGATGATGAAGTAGACTATGATATAAAACAATATATCAATAAAGAACATTATATACAAACAGATAATAAAGTTGGATTAACTAATTATGATGTATATATGATTAAAAATAAATTAACAAGAAAGGAGCAGTAATATGACTAGAAATAGTGTTAAATTTCTTTGGATAGAAACTATATATGAACATTTCTTTTTACATATTGATATGGATAGAATAGAAAGTTTTAAATTTTATAAAGACTTAATTGAAATATCGTATTATAGTAGAAAATTAAGATTAAGAGATAATAATGCCGACTATGAATTTGATAAAGAAAATAGAAGTGATGTTTTATTCTTGACAAATTTTAAGGACGTTTATAGTAAGTTAATGAGTTTGTGTGAAGACAATGAATTATAAAGGAGAGATAATTATGGAAAAGAGAATACAAAAAATTATAAATAATAATATAGAAAAGAAAATAGAATTAATAAAAAATTTAAGTGGTAAAGAATATAGAGATAATCCAATAATGGAATTTAATAATAATTATAAAGACAAAATATTAACATTAATAGTAGATGATAAAAATATCAATAGCCCTTATGTTAAAGCTATCCAATCTACATTTAAAAGATATTTACCAGATGGAATAATTAAGTTTGTTAATGTAAATGAAAAGATGAGTAGAATGGATATTACTATGAAATTATTAAGTGAAGTTGATTTATTAAATGAATTAAATGGATATTTATTTATTCAACCATCTGTAACTGGACAAAAAACTATATCCCTTAAAGGAGACTTAGATAATATAGAGAACTATAATAATTTATGGAATAAGTTTAATTTAACTATAACATCACAAGTTATAGGTGAAATAATAGAAGAATATGTTAAAGATATAAAAAATCCTAATATAGTAATTATAGGAGATGGATTAACAGTTGGGAAACCACTTAACTTATGGTGTCAACAACATCAAGATTGGAATACATATCAAATTAAAGAATGTTTTAAAGAACGACCAAGTTTATCATTAGAATATCTTAAAGACGTGATATTAGGACAAGCTGATATTATAGTTAGTGCAACAGGACAACCAGAAAGTTTAGACATTAATGGTGTTGCAGTTGTTTCTCCAACTATATATTATGAAGCATATACTGGGACTTATGTACACGATTTATATAGGGGTTGCATAAATAGTTGTGATACACATACACCACTAAATAGTATCGGTGTATTAACTAATCTTGAATTGTGTATTAGATGGTTAAATAATGTTTTAGGAATTGATAGTAGTGATAGATTTAATATTGGAAAATAAAAGGAGTTGATTTATATGAATAGTTTACAAATTATAGAACAAAGAGAATTATTAGGAAAAGATTTTAAAATTTATGGTGATTTTGATAATCCATTGTTTTTAGGAAGAGATGTCGCTGAATGGATAGATTATGCTAAAACAGGTAATGGTAGTTATGATGTTAGTAAAATGTTAAACACTGTTGATGAAAATGAAAAGCTAATAGGAAAAATTTTCGTATCGGGTCAAAATAGAGATATGTGGTTTTTAACAGAAGATGGATTATATGAAGTATTAATGCAAAGTACAAAACCTATTGCAAAAGAATTTAAGAAACAAGTTAAAGAAATCCTTAAATCAATTCGTAAAAATGGAATGTATGCAAAAGATGAACTATTAGATAATCCAGATTTATTAATTGAAGTAGCAACTAGATTAAAGCTAGAAAAAGAAAAAGTAAAACAATTACAACAAAGAGTTATTGAAATGAAACCAAAAGAAGACTTCTATGACGCAGTAACACAATCAAATGAAACTTGTGATTTCGCACAAGCGGCTAAAATATTAAATTTTAAGGGTATTGGTAGAAATAAATTATTTGAAATATTAAGAGATAAAGAAATCCTAAGACCAAATAATCAACCATATCAAAAATATGTAGATAGTGGTTGGTTTAAAGTGGTAGAAGTATCATCTGTTGATAGATATGGAGATTTAAGACTATTCTATAAAACAGTAATTTATCAAAAAGGATTAGATAAAATATCTAAAATTTTGTTAGATTTAGGTTATGAAAATAAATAGTTGACAAATTAAAAATTGTATGCTATAATATAAATATCCATATGGGGGTTCATAAATCAATCGTGGGGTTGAGAGAACTATCTTTAAGGGTGGTAAGATTAAACCCTTGACAAAATAAAATTTATATGTTATAATAAGTTATAAGTTAAAAATTCTACAAAAAAAATAGTCAATAAAAAAAAATAGTTGACAAACAAAAAATAATATGCTATAATAATTATGTAAAGCAAAATTAAATTTCTTGGTTGAAAAATAATGCTTGACAAAAATTTAAAAGTATGTTATAATAAGATATAAAGAACGAAACAGCAAACTAATAAAATCTTTTAATTATGATGAAAGTGGGTAAAATCGTTCTTTGTAAATACAGAACATAACAGCAAATATGTATGAACAATTTAAAAAGAGAAGAGTGGATAAATGTTTATATGTTCTGGTATACGAAATATGTGGAACAATACAGCAAATATACCTTATTGGTTAAATATATTTGTATAAATAATAGTTGTGAACACATCTTTCCCTTTAGTAATGATAGAAAATAAATGCTCTATGTTCCACAACAAATTCCAATGAGTGTTTATGGAAGTTATTAAATAGAGATGTGGAAAAGTCACAAATGCCTATGGTAGATATAAAGGATATTAATTACTAACCACAAAGAATATGAGTTCATTAGACATAGTAATCGCCTCCTTTATAAATATAGATTTATTCTTTATATCTATCAATTGTTGGAGATTAGCTCAGTTGGTCAGAGCGTTCGGCTGTTAACCGAATTGTCGACAGTTCAAATCTGTCATCTCCAGCCATATGGCGTGGTAGAGTAATAGTAACTCATTAGGCTCATTCCCTAAGAATGTCGGTGCAAATCCGACCTACGCTTCCAATATATCTCACTGGTGGAATAGGTAGACACATCAGTCTTAGAAGCTGAGAGAGAAATCTGTATAGGTTCGAGTCCTATGTGAGATACCATTTATGGACATATGGTATAATGGTTATTACAACCGACTGTCTATCGGTTAATCGGGGTTCAATTCCCCGTATGTCCGCCAATCTACTGTTGACCGATTAGTTAGGTGACTGTCTGCAAAACAGTTTAAAATAGTGCAATTCTATTACAGTAGTCCATATCAGTGAGTAGTTCAGTAGGTAGAACGCTTGTTTTGGGAACAAGAAGTCAAAGGTTCAATTCCTTTCTCACTGACCATTAAATAAAAGTAATGTGTAGGTATGCAAATTGGTGAAGCAGGCAGACTGTAAATCTGTTCCCACGTGGTAAACTTGTAGGTTCAAATCCTACTCTACACACCAAATAGAGAGTTGGCTGAATTGGTTTAAAGCACCAGTCTTGAAAACTGGCATACGTAAAAGTATTTAGGGTTCGAGTCCCTAACTCTCTGCCATATGATAGGTTATGCTAATTGGTAAGCAAACAGTTTGCTAAACTGTCGTCCTTTGGGACTTACAAGTTCGAGTCTTGTACCTATCGCCATATTCAAGGGTCGCCAAGCGGTAAGGCAACGGACTTTGACTCCGTTATGCGAACGTTCGAGTCGTTCCCCTTGAACCAATAATTAATAATAATTTAACCAAAACTATAAATATGAATATATAATCCCATATAGTATTATTTCCCATTAAGGTTAAATTATTAATATATAAAAAATAAAAAAATAAAGGAGATGGTTTTTATGAAAGAAAGAAAAGAAGTAAATTTGGAAGACTTAGTAAGTATAATTGCAACAGCTTTAGTAGGAGAAATACTTAAATAAAATGGTATTGATGGAAAAGGAACTCTATCTTATGGAGAAAAGGAAGAAACAAAAGAAGCAGTTGAGAAAACAGAATCTACTACAATCTGGTATCTTGTTCTTGATGAAGATGGAGAATTTGATGGAGTAGTACACAAAACATCAAAGCCATTAGATATTAGAGAATTTATTGGTAGGTCATTAGAAGTATTTGATAATTACAAAGAAGCCAATGAAAAAAGAAAAGAATTAAATGAAATAACAAATTGGTAGGACAATTGAATAGGGGTATTACTTAATGTGATACCCTTTTTTCTACAACTAAGAAAGGAGTGAATAATATGATAGTGAAGAAAGTTAAGTATATTAAAACTTGGCAATTTGATATGTCGTTTGAAACATTATTAAAGGAACACGAAAAAAGTATAAATAACTTTATTATAAAACATCCAAATTATAATATTGTAAGAGATAAATATGAAAAATTATATGCAAACAATTGTATGGTGACATTGATAGAGTATGAGTATGTAGAAAAGGAGATGGTTTAATATGGAATTTTTATTTGGCATTAGAGTAGTAGCAGATGTTATTGTATCGGCATATTGGTTTGGTATGGGTGCATTGATGTTGAGTTCTGCGTTAATGGATACTTCAATAAAAGCACCAGTATTAATGATATGTTCACTTCCAATATGTATAGGAATATTTTATTTAGTGAAGATGATTATTAATGTTTCTATATATAAAAATAAAGTTAAACATAATATCTTTATGGGATTAATATCTTTGTCATTAATAATAGCATATATCCTATATATAGTATTAAATCCAGAACAAACAAATGCAAATAGAACATTGTTAATATTTATAATGTTCCAAATGTTCATTGGTGCAGTAGAAAAGGGAGATGATAAAAATGACATTTAATGATTTTGTTTTTGTTTATGGAATTATAATATCTATATTTATTTCTATTAATTGTGCATTTATAATAGATTATACAAGAAATTATTATAAGTTGACAATGAAAGAAATTATAAAATCATTTATTACAACTAAAGGAAATCCATATTTTAGTCCAGACCAAGCAAGATTAAATATGGCTATTTGGGGAGTAATGTTGTTATTCATAAATTGGATATTGATAATTATTGCATTTAATAAATAAGGAGATGATGATATATGAAAAAAATTAATTATTTAAAACACGACAAAGATTTACCAGACTTACATTTTAAAAATGGATATGGAAATTCAGTTGCAATAGATTTATATGTTGCAGAAGATACAACTATTAAAGTTGGAAATTTTGCATTAGTAAATCTTGGTGTATCAATTCAAATACCAAAAGGGTATAAAGCAGAATTAAGAACGAGAAGTTCAACATTCCTTAAATATGGATTGATACAAACTAATAGTTTAGGACTTATTGATACTACTTACTGTTCGGAAAAAGATATACTTAAACTTCCAGTATTTATGTTGATAACTCAAGAAGATATGGTAAAATATCAAAAAACAAATTCTTGGAAAGCAATTACAATTCCAAAAGGCACTTCAATATGTCAATTAGAAATATTGCCTTGTATGGAAGAAATGGAATTTAATGAACTACAATTAGAAGAATATAAAGAAATAAACCAAACAACACGTGGTGGTTTTGGTAGTACAGATAACAAGGAGTGATTGATATGATGTTCTTGACATTAATTGGATTATTGCTTATAATGTTTATAGTAATTTCTTTTGATGAAAGGGGGTAAATATGTTTTATGCTGGATTTCTTTTAGGTGGTACATTAACTATACTTGGTATATTATTTTTTATATATTTATATGATTAAAGGAGATGATAGTAATGCCAATTATATTTGCAATAGCGTTTTTTCTACTTATGATGGGGACTGTATATGGTGGAAGTGATGATGATTTTGATTATTAATAGGGGGTAAAATATGAGTGAAGTTTATGATATTTTTGGTGGAATATATGAAAGATTGGGTAAATTACAAATAGATTGGATAGGGTTAAATTATGTACAAAGATGTGTTGCTATAAAAAAATATCATAGACTTTATCAAGAGTATATGAATCTTGTATATGATATTATCCAATATGATGGATATGAAAAATATGAAGTTATGATATTTGAAGTAGATAGTAGATTAATAGCATTTGAGAAATCAATAAAAAGATTTCATAACACATTAAAGATATTATTAGAAGAAAAAGGAGTTGGTAGAAAATGACTTTAACAATTAGTATATTAGGGATATTACAAGTAATAGGTATAATATTATGTGGATTATTTGTATTTGCTGGAACATTATCTATTATCAAACATATAGTTGGATTTGTAAATGGTATATGTTATATAACCGATAGGGGATATGTAGGTAGAAAAGAGTTGATTGTTATATTGTTTTGGGATATAGTATTTTTATCACTATTTTTAGTTGCATTATTAAAATTACTTGGTATTAATTCAATATCAATAGGATTATAAGGAGATGATGATTATGGAATTTTATAAATTTCAACATATAATCCATTTAGATGATTTCTTGTATTGGATTGAAACAGAAAAAGATAATTTAATTAATCATAATATTACTAAAATAAATCTATACGGAACACCAAAATTACACGGAACAAATATAGGTGTTGCATTTTATAAGAATGGAGAGCATAGTATTCAATGTAGAAATAGATTAGTAACATTAGATAATGACCATTATAGCATATGTAAATGGTTAAATGAAGATAGAATAAACTATTTAAGAAATAACTTAAAACAATTTATTCCAAAAGATTATAATGTATTCATAGTTTATGGTGAATATGCTGGAAAAGGAATACAAAAAGGAGTTGCCATTTCTGAGATGGAAAGATTCTTTGCTCCATTTGTAATTAGAGTTATAGGAGATAATTATGATTATTACATTAAACCAAGAGATATTGACTTTAATTTATGGAATGATGAATTAAGAATATATAATTTATTTAATGCTCAATACTCAATACAAGTCGATTTACTTAATTTAGATATCCAAAAATTAATTGAAGAAATTAAATCCTATGTAGATGGTTGTGAATTAGAAGATAAGTTTGCACAATATTTCTGCGTAGATGGTATTGGAGAAGGGATTGTATGGGATTATCAAGTGAATAATAATACATATTTCTTTAAAACTAAAATAGATAGATTTAAGGAAAAGACAAGAAAAGTTAAAAGAGATAGAAGTATTGAAGAAATTAAAGAAGATGAATTGATATTAAATTATTTATTTGATGAAAATAGATTACATCAAGGAATAGATTATTTAGATGAGATGAACTTAGATGTAAATATATATAATATAGGTACTTTTATTAAGTGGGTTATAGAAGATACTTTAAGAGAAGAAGAAAGATTTATTATTGGTAATAATATTAATCCTAAAAGAGTATCAAAAGTATTGAGTAAAGAAATAGTAAAATGGTATAAAGATAAGATATACACAATTAGAACTGTTAGGGGGTAATATGATAGAAAGAAGACCAATAAAAGTATGGAGATGGATTAAAGAACCTACTATTTGTTTTCCTTGTGGTTCTATTCCTATGCAGAATGATGATGGTATTGGATATTATGAAGAAATATATTTGAATGAAATTGAATGGAAAGAATATTGCGATGGATTATTAAAAGAGTATAAATCATTAAATTATAAAGATAAATATTTTTTTAGAAAGAATAATCCAATTATAGAAGAATTATTAGGAGTTGATGATGATGAGTAGACCAAAATATGTGTCAAAAGAACATAGATATCATACAGAAAAGGATATTAATTTATTTGATGAATATCTAAATAATATGGCAGATAATGGATATAGATTAATTGAATTTAGTATATATAATAAATATGGAGAATACAAAGTATTTTCATTAATGGAATTAAAGGAGCGTGATTAATATGAATAGAAATAGTTTTCATAATGTAGTACATAAAATAGCAAAACACTTTGGTAGTAAGCCAAAGTTTTTGTTTTATGATATTAAAAAGAATAAATATGAATTTATTGATGTAACAAGGAAATATTGTCACCCACAATTAATATTTATTAATGGAATACCATTGACAAAGATTGTTGGGTTATTAAGATTTGGATTTCATAATACTGGTTGGGGTGATGGATTAATCTGGTGTAAGGATAAGGTACAGAAAACAGTATTATTATTCTTATTAAATAGAGATGGAGAATATGTTAAAGATTGGGAAGTTAAAGGAAATAGATTAAAAGATTTAGAACAATTCAAAGAAGAAGCTGTTGCTTTATCAAAAGAAAGATTTGGTGATATTAATGAACAATAACATCAAACATATAGTTAGTTTTAGTGGTGGTAAAGATAGTACAGCAATGCTCTTAAAAATGATAGAAAATAATATGCCAATAGATGATATAATATTTTTAGATACAACTGTTGAATTTCCAGAGATGTATGAACATATTAATAAAGTAGAAAAGTATATAGGAAGAACTATAACTAAACTAAAAGCAGAAAAAGATTTTGAATATATGTTATTACATTATGAAAAGAAAAGGGGTAAAAATAAAGGACAGAAAGGATATTCTTTTCCAGATTTTAGAAATAGATGGTGTACTAGATATTTTAAAAAAGATGTGATTAAAAGATATTTGAAAGAAAAATATAATGATTGTGATATAATAGAATATCACGGAATTGCAGTTGATGAAACTAAAAGATTAGATAAAAACAAAGAGAAGAATATTAAATATCCACTTGTAGATTGGAATATGACAGAAAATGATTGTTTAGAATATTGCTATTCTAAAGGATTTAATTGGGGTGGTCTATATAAAAAATTTGCTAGATTATCTTGTTGGTGTTGTCCATTACAAAGAATTGGAGAATTAAAAATTTTATATAATAATTATCCAGATTTATGGAATAGATTACAATATTGGCAAGATAATACATATAGAAGATTTAGAGCAGATTATACAGTTGACGGATTAACATATAAATTTAAAGGGTGAAATAGAAGAATGACAATATTCGTATTAGATTGTTGGGTAACAAATATCTACTTAAAATTGGTAGATATATTACATAAATATAAAAAATTTAGGGGTGAAAAATTTGATAACAAAGATAATTAAGAGAGATGGAAGTTTGCAAGATTTTGATTTTAAAAAAATAGTTGATGTAGTGGATAAGGTACATAAAGAATTTCCTATGGATATAACCTTTTTAAATAAGAAACATAATGTTGTAGATTACATTAAAAGTAAATTAAGTGATAAGATTAAAACAGTTGAACAGATACAAGATTTGGTATTTGAAGCATTTTGTATAAATGGATTGATATATCCAGCTAAGGCTTTCCAAGAATACAGAACTAGAAGAATGGTATTAAGGGAACAAGAATTAGAAAAAACCTATGCAGATATGGATAGAATACTTAAAAGTGGTAGTGATGAAAACTCAAATAAAAACTCAACATTATTAAATGTTAAAAGAGATTTATTGGCTGGTGAATTTTATAGAAATAAATTATTACAAATATTACCAAAGAATGTAGCAGAAGCACATAGTAAAAAAGTCATCCATTATCACGACTCAGACTTTGATTCACGTTCTACAAATTGCAGTATTATTAATGTTAAAGATATGTTAGAGAATGGCACTAAAATATCTAATGCTTATATAGGTACTCCAAATTCAGTTGAAGTTGCAGCTAATATTATTATGCAAATTATTTTTAGTGTATCTAATTCACAATTTGGTGGCGTAAGTGTCAGTGATTTCAATGAATTGCTTGGTGAATATGCAAAGAAAAATTTTAGGAAAAATTTTATTGACGCAATAGAATTTTATAATATATTAGAAAAAGATTATAAAACAACAGAAGAAGCTGTTGCAGAATTTGAAAAAGTATGTGGGAAAATCAGTAGTGATAATGAAAAACTAGAAAAAGGAAATCCAGATATATTTGCTTATGTAAAAAAGAAAACAGATAAAGATATTTATGACGCTTGTCAATTATTTGAATATCAAACGAATAGTCTACAAAATGCTTCGCAGACTCCATTTTCGACTATAACAATGACAATTCCAACATCTTGGGAAAGTGAAAGAGTATTTTACAATTATTTACAAGTTAGACAAAAAGGATTAACTAACAATAAAGATAAAAAGACAATAGCGATATTTCCAAAAATATCTATGTTTGTTGTTGATGGACAAAATTTAAAAGAAGGAGATAAATATTATTGGATGTTAAAAGAAGCATCTAAATGTATAGCAAACACATATTATCCAGACTTATTAATGATTTCAAAAGAAAATTTTAACAATGGAAAAATGTATGCTCGTATGGGTTAATAGAATAGCTCAACGATGGTGAACTTATATCAAAAAGGTGTCTATTATATATAATAGGCTAACGGTCTACCCCATAGTAATATGCTTAAATATAGCGATATATTTGGGTGGTAAGTAAGGCTAAGTCCTATATTATTAGGATATGCTAATACCGTGCTAAGCGTTTAAAAAACGAAAGTGTAACGACTAATGGATGTATGTAGAGAAGTCCAAGTACAATGGAGATTGATATCATTGGAAGTGCCATCGCCACTCACGAAGTGGAAGAGATAGTCTGGCTCTCAATAATATAATATATTATGAATAGGAAACTATTTAGAGAGTTGTGTAGAAGTAGAGTAAATCACGATTATAAAGAAAATGGTGTTTATAAAAAATATGGAAGATTTAATTATGGTGTTGTTACATTAAACTTAGTCCATTTATGTTTAGAAACATTAAAAGAAAAAGGAAATATTGATATGTTCATTGATAAAATTAATAAGTATAGCAATACAATAATGAGAGATACGTTTCAATTTAAGTACGATAATGTAAAAACATTGAAAGCAAAAGAAGCACCAATATTATTTGTTGATGGTGCAATATCTAGGTTAAATCCAGATGACACAATAGAACAATTATTAAGAAGTGATAATTGTAGTTTATCGTTTGGATATTTAGGAATAGATGATTGTGTGAGATTATTAACAGATAACAAAGAAAATATATCAACAGATAAAGGATATGAATTAGGAATGAAGATTATGAATTGTTTAGTTGAGAATGTTGATAAATTAAAAAAGGAAATGAATTTACCAATTAGCCTATATTCAACACCTAGTGAAGCTAGTATAGGTACATTCTTTGAAAAAGATAAAGAACAATTTGCAGATGTTATGCCAGAATGGTTATTAAAGAGAGAATATTATACAAATAGTTTTCATTTTTCAAGTGAATTATCAATAGACCCATTTGATAAAATAAAAATCGAAAGTAGATTTACTCAATTAGCAAATGGTGGAAATATTAGTTATGTTGAAAATGGTGGGAAAGTATATAACACAAAAGCAATAATTGAATTGATACAACACGCTTATAAATGTGGAACTCAATATTTTGCTATTAATACTATAAGCGACGTATGTTTCAAATGTGGATATACTGGAGAAATGAATTATGATGTTGACAAACATCAATATCGTTGTCCTAATTGTGGAAATACAGATGGAACTACAATGAAAGTTCAAAGAAGAAGTTGTGGGTATATTTCTAACTACAATGTAACAAAAGCAGTTAAAGGAAGAATGAAAGAAATTACAAATAGATTTGTTCATACAAATTTAATAAAAGGGGATAAATAAATTGAAAGAAATAATATTGGATAAAGAAAAATTTACCAAGTATTATTTAGAAGGTGCAACCATTAATGATTTATGTATGTTATTTGGTTGCACCAAATACATAGTTAATAAACATATTAAAAAATTTAATCTTAAAACAAAAAGAATATATGATAATGTATCTTGGTTAATATATCCAAATTCTGCTGAAGAAGCATACTTGTTGGGTTATTTAATCCATAAAATAAAACCATTATATAAGAATAATATGTTTGGTTATAGGATTGTTTGGAAAGAATATGAAGAAGATATGATGTCTTCAATATTTAATTTATATGGTATAATGTCAAATACTTATTATGATAAATCAAGAGATGAATACTATAAAATATTATATGATACTAAGTTCTTTAGACAATTACAATTAGCTGGATTTAGGTTTGGTTTTGGTTTTATTTATAATCCAATTAAAAGTAGTTATTTTACTTTAGATTTTATTAGGGGATATATTGATGGTGGGTTTGGTGTTATAAGTGCCGACTCACAAATACCATATATACAAGTTAAAGGTGGATATAATTTTTTAAGATATTTATTAGGTATTACTAGAATAAGAAAGGTAAAAACTTTTAAAAGAGATAAAAGAGATTACATTCAATATGTAAGATTTACTGGAGAAAAATTATGTCAATTTTTTGATAAGGTTTATTATACTGGTTGTCTTTCAACACCAGATAATTTATCTAAAGTAAAAAAAATATATAGAAAATTAAAGTATAAAAAGAGATGATATTATGAGAATTGCTAGTATAAGTGATAATGATAGTGTTAATTCTATAACTGGATTTACATTATCTATATTTACACAATCTTGTCCACATCATTGTAAAGGTTGTTTTTCACAACAAACTTGGAGTGATAGTGGTGGGAAAGAATATAAGATTGATGAGATTAAAGAATTAATAAATAATTCCAAATGTCATAATATATCTTTTTTAGGTGGTGACCCACTTGCTCCACTTAATAGAATAGAAATTATAGAATTAATAAAGTGGAGTAAGCAAAATACAAATAAATTTATTTATGTTTGGACTGGATATTTAAAAGAAGAAGTTGAGCAATGGATAAATTTAGAATTAATAGATATATTGATTGATGGAAAGTTTGAATTAGATAAAAGAAATCTGAATTTATTATTAAGGGGAAGTAGTAATCAAAGATTATTTTATAAAGGAAAACAAGTAAGAGAAGAAGAATTATTAGAAATAGTTGACAAGATTTAGTTTGTATGATATAATTGTTTTAACAAATAAAAAAGGAGTTGATAATTATGAAGATTGCAAAATGCAAAATATTTGAGTATGATTCACGAATAAGATTAGAAGATAAGATTAATAATTTCATTAAAACAAAAACTGTAATTAGTATTAGCTTAGGTGTTCAAAAACACGGATATAGAGATTATTATACAGCTATTGTATTATATGAAGTGGAGATGGTATAATGAATACAAAAGAAACACAAATGGAGAATTTTATTACTGTTTATGGTAAAGAAGATTGTTCAAAATGTAAAGCATTAATAGAGAAATTGAAAGAATTAAATAAACCATTTGCTTATAATGATGATATAAGTATATTAAGAAGAATTGGAAGTCAAACTAGAATAATGTCTGCTCCAATAATTAATGATAATGGTAAATGGTATTCGTATGAAAAGTATTTGGAAATACTAGAAAAATAAAATAGTTGACAAATAAAAATTAATATGTTATAATGATTAATATAAAGAACAAGACAGCAAATATATCCAAACTAATTTTGAAAATGTGTGGGAGTTTGTTATTTGAATATGAAATAAAGATATAGAACATAACAGCAATTATAAAAAACTTTGACTTGAAATTAAAGATAATATGTTCTATTTCTTGTTAAACTTTAAAGGAGAGTGATAACTATGAGTTTTAAACAAGGATTTATAAGTGAAGGAAATAAAACTTTTACTACAAATGGAGCAGAAGTTTATAAGAGTACAATGGATAACATTGTCGATTTATTTGGAACAATAGGTGATATAATTGGATTTGATGAAGATAAGATAATACCAACATTTATTAATGCTTTAAATGAAGATAAAGAATTGGCTATTAAAACTTTATTCTATTCAAGAGATTGTCGTGGTGGAATGGGAAGTAGAATTGCGTTCTTAACTATTGCAAAGTATTTAATAGAAAATAATCAAGGGGATTATATCTATAATAACTTAGGATTTATATGTGAATTTGGTAGATTTAAAGATTTAGTTGAATTGAATCTTAGTCTAAGTGAAACACTAGCAGAACCAATTACTAAGTTTATGGTTGAATATTTATTTGATGAAAAAATAAAATTTGATTCTCACGTAATTAAAGAATTATCTTTAGCTTGGAAATGGCTACCTACAATAAATAGTAGAAGTAATCATACTAGAAAAAAAGCTAAAAAGTTATTGAGTAGATTTAATAAAGTTCATAATTACTTTAAAATGTATAGTTATCAAAAAGAAGTATCTAAATATAGAAAACTATTAAAGATAGTTGAAAGAGATATATGTGCTAATACATTTGAAAATATTAATTATCCATCTGTTCCAAGTAAATGTATGAATATGAATTATGGTCTATTTTATAAAAAAGATGAAGATAGATTTACTAAATATTTGGAAGAATTAAAGCAAGGTAAAACAAAAATTAATTCATCTGTATTGTTTCCAGCTGATATAGTTCATAAATATTTGGGACACTTAAATGATTATTATAGTGGTACTCAAGATGTTTTGGAAGAACAATGGAAAGCATTGCCTAATTATTTTACAAAACCAATGAATATTATTCCATTAGCAGATACAAGTGGAAGTATGTATGGTAAACCAATGGAAGTGTCTATTGCATTAAGTATATATTTAGCAGAAAGAAATCCTAGTGAAGCATTTAAAGATTTAATACTAGAGTTTGGACACGACGCTCACTTATATGATATATCTAAAAGACCAAGATTAATAGATAAAATTAATGGCTTTAATAACGATTGTGGTAATACAAATCTTGAGAAAGCTTTTAATAGAATATTAAAGATTGGATTAGATAACAAATTAAAGCAAGAAGATATGCCATCTCACTTAGTTATTATATCTGATATGCAATTTGATAGTGCTACTACATCAAATGACAATTATGGATTAATAAATAATATAAGAGATAAGTTTAAACAAAACGGATATGAATTACCACAAATAATTTATTGGAATGTAAATAATAACAATAACTTTCCAGAGTTATCAAAGGATGGAATTTGTTATGTTAGTGGTTATAGTCCTGCAATAATGACGGCAGTGTTAAATGCAGAAATGCTAACACCAATTGAAGTTGTTAAACAAGCAGTATTAGTTGATAGATATAAACATATCTGGTATAAAGGAGAATAGATATTATGAAGACTTATAATGTTGTAGATTTATTTTGTGGTTGTGGTGGTGGAGCAATTGGGATTGAGAGATTGGGTAGAACCGATACTCTCTTTGCCATAGATTTTTGGAAGCCAGCTATTGATAGCTATAATTACAATTTAGGTAATAAAGCAATTCAAATGGATATACACGATTTAGATGAAGAAAAAATAAAACAGTTGACAGATGGAAAAGAATGTGATATAGTAATAGGTAGTCCACCTTGTCAAGGATTTAGTATGATTACTAGGCATAGATATGAAGATGATGAGAATTCTGTAAATGAAGATATGGAAGAAAAGAACCATTTGTTTCTTGAGTTTATTAGAGTTGTAAATATATTAAAGCCTAAAGTAGTAATTATGGAAAATGTTAAAGGAATTTTAAGTATGAGAACTAAATTTGGAGAATTGATACTTCATAATATAATTATGGGATTTGAAGATATTGGATATAAAATTAAATATAAAATAATTAAATGTGAAGAATTTGGATTACCACAAGTTAGACATAGAGCAATTATATTAGCTACAAATGATGAAGATATTTATAATAAATTAGAATTTCCAATTGATAAAGGAGATAGGACAAGTATTGGAAAAGCAATTATAGATATTCCAGAATTTGGAAATGATTATAGATATGATTTAGATAAATGTTTTCTTTATATCAAAAGTCTAAGAAATGAGAACGATATTTTAACGGATAACATAACAAATAATACAACAGAAATTGTTAAACAAAGAATAGCTATGATTAAAGCTGGAAGTAATATGAATGATGTCCCAGATGATAATCCTTTAAAAACGAAATCTAAATTTAGTCATAGTTATAAGAGAGAACATATTTATAATCCAAGTTGTACAATTGGACATATAGTTAAAGCAACATTAATTCATCCGATATATAATAGAATATACACTATTAGAGAAGCTTTAAGATTACAGAACTTTCCAGATAGATATATATTACAAGGTACTGTACAAGAAAAATATCAAATGGTTGCTAATGCAATTCCACCACTATTGACAGAAAATGTTGCTCGTGGTATAATAAACATATTAGATGATGTTGAGAAAGGAGAATGATTAATATGGTTAAAGAAGATGTTTTAAAAATTGAATACAGAAAAGTATTTGATAAATATGCTGTTAGAATAGCATATCAAAATTATGATGTATTGGTAAGGGAGAATTTTAATGATTGTGGTATAAAAAGTATCTCTCAGATAGAATATAGAGATAATGTATTCTATGTTCGTGGAAGTAATATTAAAAAAGATGATAATGTAATTATAGTTGATTATAACCAGTTACAAGATATCATTGAAAAAGTAAATAAAGTTAATAGAAAGTATGGTACAATTGATAGATGGAGAGCTGGTGATGGTGAACATTATTATACTATACTATCTAATGGAGAAATAATGCCAATAACAGAAAAGGGGAGCGTAGAAGACAATGCTAGGTATGAACTTGGAAATTATTTTAAATCAATAAAAGAAGCTAAAAAAATTATGGATAGTATTCAATGGAAAACATTATGGAATGATGTAAAAGAAGATAAGTTAAAATTTGGAGTGTGATAAAATGGATTTAAAAAATGTATATGATATGCAGAATTATGATAATATCATATCTCATTGTTCTGTTTATGGATTAAACAATGCTTTAAGAGTTAGTGGTTTCCCAATGAGATTAAATCATAATGATAATGAAGATTCAATTAAAGCTATTAATAGGGGTAAAAGATTAGGTAATGAAGATAGTGTATCAGCAGAAGATAATTATTTATGTGGTATAGTAGTTCAATTTGATTTATCTATTCCAAATAAAATGTGGACAGAATTTCAAAGATATCATTTTGCAGATATAATATCATCGCAAAGCACAATGCACCGTATATCTCAAATGGATGAAAATAGTTTTGACAAGAATACCCCACAAGAGATTATAGATACATTCATATCTCTTAGAGATAATTATTTAAAAAATCAAACAAAAGAAAATTACTTGCAATTATTAATGGCTATTCCAAGTGGATTAATATTGACAGCTGGAGTTACCACAAATTATAGACAATTAAAAACTATGTATATACAAAGATATAATCATAGATTGCCACAATGGAGAAAATTTTGTGAATGGATTTTAACACTACCTTATTTTAAGGAATTAACTGGAATTAAAAAGGAGATGGTTGAAGATGGTAGATAAAGAACAAATTGTATTTCAAAGTAATATGGTTGTTGATGATGAGATTAATATAGGTAGAGTATTATTGGAAACACAATCTACAAGTAAAAGAGATTTTAGAGAATTAAAAAAAGAAATATCTCTTAATTTTAGTAAAGATAGACTTAAAAGAGCAATGGCTAGTGCCAAAATAATGTCTTTAGGTGGAACAAGAGATACTATTGAAAATCTTAAACTAAGTGAGTTATCTTTATTGACAAATAAAAAAATTGATGAGAATGATGAACTTATTAATTTAAGAACACAATTCCTAGAACAAAGAATAACAATAGAAGAATTTAAAGAAAAATATAAACTTATCTTAGGTAAGATTCCAAAATCTGAGTATGAAAAATTCTTAGGACATTTAAAATCTATGGAAGATAAAGTTGTTGATATTGAATTTCCAGAAGAAGAAAAGGAAGAAATAAGAACTAAAATAAATATGATATTAGGGTGTATAGAGTAATGGATAATATGAGAAATAATTATAGGGAGTATAAACTAAAGAAGTATGGTTTACCAGATGAATATATAGATGTATATATGTATCTTATTACTAGAGATAAATCTTATCTCCCTACTGATTATTTGCTTCAATATACAGATAGAGCAAATTTAGTTAGTCAAGGGAAATTAAATAAAGCAAAAGAAGAATTACTATTATTGTTTGGTAGAATACTTATATTTGGTAAATTAGGGGTTGATGTATGAAAAGGAAAAATGTTAATGTACTTGTAATAGACCAAGCTACTATAAATACAAGTTATGTAATACTTAATATTAGGGATGGAAATCCATTTTGGGTAGAGTGTTCAAAAATACTCTTGACAAATCCAGATTATAGTGATAGAATATTAGAGTTATATGACAAGATAGACGCATTAATAGTACAACATAGTATTGAAGTTTTAGTATTAGAACAAGTACCACCGATAATAAAGAACTTCCATACAACAAGCGTATTATTAAAATTGTTTGGAATATTAGAATTACTTGCTAAACAACACGGAATAGAGTTAGTTATGTTAAATGTAATTCATTGGAAGAATGTTGCTGGTATAACGGCAAAAGGTAGAGCATTACAAAAAACCGAATCAATTAAAATAGCTATGAAAAGATGGAAAGCTTATCAACAAATCATTCAAGAGAGTGATGATGTAGCAGACGCATTGAATATGTCTTATGCTTTTTTGATAGACGAAGGTTATATTAAAAATAATAAATAGGAGAAGTGATAGTATGCAAAGAAAAGTTTATGACCAATTTACTATGGTGGGTATTTTAGATTATAAGGAGAAGCCAGAACTGAAAGAAATTATTTCTAAGACTTCTAATTGGAAAGGTTATTCATTACAGTTAAGAGTTAATGTCAATGGCAGTACACAATTTTTAGATTTAATGGGTGGAGATATGTATGAAGATAATGGATTAACAGTATTATCTCCTATAAGATTTAAGAATGACGAAGGAGTTGAAATATCTTTAACTCATAAACAATTACAAGATGAAGAAATGTTAAAGACTGTTCCAGCTTTCAAGAAACAAAGATTTCACGATAAAGAATTTGTGTTTGGTGGAGAATGGATTAATGAAATCTATGACAATTTAGAAACATTAAAAGGCAGAAAAGTATATGTTACTGGAACATTACAATTCCAATATAATAGAGAAAAAGATGTATTATATAAAAAATTCGTTGTAAGAAATTTATCTTTAGCAACAAATCAAGAAGATGAAGAATATTGCAAAGGACAATTACAAATTTTCTTTACAAATGGAGCAATTGATAAAGACGCTATTACAAAAGGAAAAGACTTTGACCCAAAAATAATAGCAGAATTAGGAAATAGAATAGAAGTAAATGGATATATTGGACAATATAATCAAGATAAAAATACTAGAGCGTCTGTAGAAAATATATTTTTCCCACAAACATTCTATGTAAGAACAGATAGCATAGACTTTAATGATGAAAATCAAAAGAAAATGTTAGCGTTTATTCTTGGAAGATTTGAATGTCCACAAGGTAAAATAGCTTCTGTTGGATTTGAAGTAGTTTTTAAAAGGGGTAATAGTGAAATTGAATTAACAGAAGAACAAAAGAAAGATTTATTGACAAAAGAAGAAATACAATATCTTGAATTGTTCCCAGACCAAAAAGAAAAGTTTTTAAGAAATAAACTTCAAATGACAATGGAAAGAATTGATGAAACATATCTTGTACAACCACACGCTAATATGCCAATACAAGAACTTCAAGAAGATATGTTCTTAGATATGTTTGAGTTATATAAAACAATAGGAGTATATGATGGTAAGGCAAAAGATGGTAAATCAACAAAGAAACAAGAAACAATGGCTTCTGAAAAGAAATCTAGCAGTGAAGTAAACTTTGGAGAATTTTTTGGATAATATAAAGGGGGTAATTACTAATGGGATTCTTAAATAAGGTAAAGAAAAATGAAGTGAAATTTGGGTTAGAAAATTATGTGTTTTTAATTAGGGGAACGGCTAAAGCTGGAAAGTCATCATTTTTTGCACAAATTGTAGAAGAAATGTATGGGGATAGTTCAAAGGGATTGCTTATCCCTTTTGAAAAAGGTTATTCTGCTATTAATGGAGTAAATATATTTCCATATACAATAACTCCAGAAGTTGTAATAGATGAAGAAACTTATACTGGTTGGGAAGTATTTACTGGTTTAGTAGATGAAATTATAAATACACCAGAAGAAGAAAGAATAAAAATAGTTGCAATAGACACTGTTGATGAGTTTATAAATGTAGCTATCGAAGAAACTTGTAGAACAAGTAGAATTAAAACAAAGAAACCTTGTGATAGTATAGATTCTGCGTATGGTGGGTTAATATAATGGCTCACATTAAATCCCTTGAACCTATGTAAAAAGGGTGTGATTAACTTTAAGTTAATTGCTAACGGTTTTCTCCCAAGAAATTGGATAGAGTATTGGAAACAATATGGAGAATGTAAGTGAGCCTAAACCTAAGTTATCGTAAGATAATATGGCAAGGCAATACCGTGCTAAGTTATTTGATATAAAAATATAATAAAAGGTGATTGTTTGGTAGATTACAAATCATTAATATTAAAATGGACTAGAAACAATAAGTCGTATTATAAAAAATTAGGAATAGAATTTACAAACGAAGGAGATTTATTTGAATTAGACGTAAATAAATTTCCACAATACTCTAAGGTATTTATGTTTGCAAGATGTGATTTATGTGGTAGACCATTTGAAATAAAAATAGAAAATTATAATCATTCTAAAAATAGAATATTAGATTTTGACGCTTGTCCAGATTGTATGCAAATAAAAGCAAAAATGGCTTGTAAAGAAAAATATGGTGTTGATAATATTTTTAAATTAGGAGATTATATAAAACAAAAGAACAAAGAAAAACATAATGGATTACACCATACTCAGACAGAAGAATTTAAAGAAAAATATTTATATGGAGAAAAGAATAGAGAATATATTGATGGAAGAAGTCAAGATGAAGATAGGAGAAAATCTCCAAAAGAAAAAGCTTGGAGAAAGAAAGTCTATGCTCGTGATAACTATACTTGTCAATGTTGTGGAGATGATAAAGGACACAATCTTAATGCACATCATATATTACCATATATGCAATATCCTAAATTTAGATTTGATGTCAATAATGGGATTACATTATGTGAAGATTGTCATAAAGAATTTCATAAAATATATGGAAAAAGAAATATTGGTAAAAAAGAAATAAATGAATTTATATCAAATAAAAAGTGTAACGACTAATTTGTACAATGGAGATTAACACCATTGGAAGCGGGGGACACCTAAATTCAGAAATGAATATGGTGAAGAGATAGTCTGACCTACGCACATATGTGATATAGAAATATATATGTAGGTTGTTGGACGTGGACGTATGTTTATGAAGAAAATGATTAAAGAGCAAATAGAAAAACTTAGGGGAGCTGGAGTAGGTATTTTCTTTATAGGACATACAAAAGTAAAAACACTTAAAACTAAGATAGATGAAGAAGAATATCAAATCTTAGGTTCAAACTTAACAGAAGATTATGACGCTGTATTTGCAAATGACGCAGACTTCATATTAATGATTACAAATGATAATAAGATAGTTGATGGTAGAATGATTACTGGTGAAAGATATCTAAGATTTAGGGGAGATGGATTTTATGCAGCTGGAAGTAGATTTGCCAATGTTCCAGAACAGATACCATTAGACGCAAAGATATTCATTCAAACATTAAAAAAATGTGTTATGGATTTAGCTGGAGTTAAAGATGAAAAAACTATGAACAAGCTTGTTGAAAAGGAAGAAAAGGAAAGTAAAGAAATAAGAGAAAAAACTAAGAAAGTGAGTGAAGATAAGTTAAATGAATTAATAACAAAAATAAAACAATTTGGAGCGTCTGATGATACACCTATATCAACCAAAACAGAATTAATGGGTGTTATTGGTGAGTATGAAATAGACTTAAAAAATCCATTAAATAATAACATCACTTCTTTACAAGAAATTATAGATAGATTTGGTATTTAACATTTAGAAGTGGGGTAACTAATATCCCACTTTCTTTTATTAAAAGGAGAGTAGGTATTATGAATAAAAGAGAATTAAGTGCATATATAAAAGATTATATTTATCACTATATGTTAGGTTATGGTTTAAAAAGGCAAGGGAAATTATATGATAATATAACTAAATTTATAACAGAAATAACAGCAGAAACCAATGATTATGATTATATTAGATTTTGTTTTGAGTTATCGAAAGAAATATTAGAGAGTGATTTTGTTTCTACAAAGTTATCTTCACTAATTATATTCCAAAGACAAGCATATATATTTGTTATCATTAGGGATAAATTAAAAACATCTATGGAGTTGTGGACTAAAGAACAAAACAAAAAAAATGAAACAAGTACAATAGATGATAAATATAATATTTTATTAACTGATATGTTGGATAAAAATAAAAGAGTGGATATTAGTAGGTTTATTTAGGGGGTATATATGGAATTTAGAAATAGAGAGATTATAGAAAATAACTTTGTGTTTTGTTTGTGGTCTAAACCAAAGATATATGGAAAGTATATTAAAAGGATTAATTCCTTAGATAAGTTTTTAGAAACAGATAGTGCTAAGTTTTTCTATACAATAGGTTGTAAATTAATAGAAAAAGGTATGACATCATTCGACCAAGCAACTGTATTGAGTTATATAGATAGCAATGAAATTATTAAATCTACGTTTCTTGGATATGGTGGATATGATACATTTAAGACAGTTGCAAGTAATTTAGACCCAAACAATGTAGATGGATTTTATGGAGAGATAATTAAAATGAATATTATCAATGACCTTGAAGCTAAAGGGTTTGATATTAAAAGTAATTATCAAAAGATAAGTCAAATGTCGGCAGATGAAATTAGAGCATATTTTAGTTATCAATTAAATAATATATTTATAAAGAGTGGAAGCGAAACTAGAATAGAAGATTTTACTATAACAGAAGAAGATTTTGAATTGTTTGACAGTGGAACTCAAATGGGATTAAGCATTGCTTCAACAGCTCCATTATTAAACTATGAGATACTTGGATTAAATAGGGGATTAAGTTTAATTGGTGGACACGTCAATCAAGGTAAAGCACAACCATTAACAAGTAAAATATTAACTCCAACTGGATATAAGGAATTAGGAGAAGTTCGTGTTGGAGAAGTTATATTAGGATATACAAATCAAAATATTCCATATATAAAGCAAAAGATAACTGGTATATTCCCACAAGGTAAAAAGAAATTATATAAACTAATATTCAGTGATGGTAGTACAGTTGAATGTAATGATGAACATATTTGGACTTTATTAAACAAACAAGGTAAAAGAGAAACACATACTTTAAAAGAGTTTATGGAAATGATGGATAAAGGACAAAATTTTTATATGTTAGAAAGAAAAACATATGAGCCACCAGAAAACAGAGTATTGAGATGTCCTTATGATTTATATGCAATAGGATATATGTTTGGGAATAGATGTAATGTATGGAGTGGATATTTAGAGTTTACAAACTCACAAACACATAGTAAGTTTATGACATCTATGGACTTAGGAGTTGGAGAAAATCCTACATTAACAGCGACAACAAATGAACAAGTTGAATGGAATGAATTATATAGAGTAAGATTTTCAAAGGAATTAACTGATTGGGTTAAAGGTAAATTAGGGAATAAGATATTTGAAACAAAAACATTTATAAATACAAGAACAGATAAAAAATATGTCGCATTTGGGGAACAAATGTTATGGCAAACGAATAGAAAAGATAGAGAAAAGTTATTGACTGGTTGGTTAGATAGTACATCTGATATGAATGAACTTGGTGACCACTATAAAGTATCAACACAAAATATACCTATGTTAGATATGATGGTTGATATAGGAAGAAGTTTGGGTTGGAGAGTTGATAGAAATAGTCATAATATAGCTTATTTTAGAAAGAACTCAAATAGGAAAATTAGATTAATTAGTGTTATAGATATGAATACCGAAGTTGATATGGTGTGTATTAAAGTATCAAATGAAGATGAATTATATATAACAGATAACTTTATACCTACTCATAATACATCTTTTTCATTTGCAGTAATAATGAAAGCTTGGTTAAATGCTGGGATTAAATCTTGTATTATATCAAACGAACAAACTATAAATGAATTCAAACAATTAATGATAGCACAAGTATCGTATGAATTATTTGGTGAAGATGGATTAGATAGAAGAAGATTAAAGGTAGGACATTTTAGTAATAAGGAAGAAGCTATGTTTAGGGAGATAATGGAAGTTATTAATAAACAATATGTTCCTTATATTAAGTTTGCTAAGATATTTAATTATTCAATAGAAGATGTACAGATGATAATTGAAACATTAGCCGCACAAGGTTATGGTGGATTTATATATGATGTATTTAAGGCAGAAGATAGTGCAAGTGGAAGTGTTATTGGTGAAATGAAAGAGATGTCAAAAGAATTATTTATGTTAGCAGATAGAACAGATAGTTCAATTATAGCAACAGTTCAATTAGGTTTAAGTGATTTGAACACAAGATTTTTGGCATTAGATAATATATCTACATCAAAGCATATTAGTGAGCCAGCAACAGAAGTATTATTAATTCGTGGTATGTGGGATGATGAAATAACTGGTGGTAAACACGATATTAAGATAGAAACACCTACATTTGATAATCACGGAAATCCATTAAAGGATAAACAAGGTAAACCTATTATGAAACAAGTTCAAGTAGTTGGACAAGATTATAAGAAAATTAAGATTGTATTTTTAGCAAAAACTAGAAATACTGGACAAGGAATAGCATTGGCATATAAATTTAATGGTGGTTTTAATCAGTGGCAAGAATTAGGATATTGTTATCCAAGTCACGAAAATAGGGGGAAAAAATAGTGAAGTTTAAGAATATACAATTTACAGAAGATACTATATTTAAGTTATTGGAAGCATTGGGTTTTACAAATATAACTAATCACGAAAAGGAATTTAAGTTTTCTTGGTATGATGGTTCTTCTCCTAATGGAAGTTGTTTATTCAAAGATACACTTGTTTTTAAATATTGGAGTAAAGGATTAGATGGAGATATAATAGAATTGGTAAGACATAAATTACAATGTGGATATAGAGAAGCATTTAGATTTATTGAAGATTTTAGTAATCAAAAATTAATATACCAAAGAGAAATGACTTCATCTATATTCCAATCCTATTTAGATATGTTAAGGCAAGGACAAAATGAAGACCATTATGAAGTCTATGATGAAAGAATTTTACTTGATTATAAGAAAACTATATCTCAATTATTCCTTAAAGATGGAGTTAGTACATTAATACAATATAGATATGGATTGATATACGATGAAGAAACAAGTAGAATAGGAATACCAATAAGAGATTATGATGGTAATTTAGTTGGATTATTGGGTAGGTTTAACTATAAAAAGGTTAATAATAATATACCAAAGTATTTGCCAATTATTAACTATAAAAGAAGTTTATTTCTTTTTGGTTTAGGTGAAAATAAGAAATTTATGCAAGAGAAAATATATATAGTTGAAAGTGAAAAAAGTGTACTTCAAGCAAATTCTATGGGATTTTTTAATGTTGTGGCATTAGGTACTTGTAATATATCAAAGCAACAAAAGAAATTATTAGAGCAAGTTAATCCAGATGAAGTCATATTATTGTTAGACGAAGGGCTACCAGATGATATGTATGAAAAAATAGCAAGAAGATTAATTAGTTTAAATCCAATAGTTAAATATAAAATTAAATATATTAATGCTAATGATTGTGATTTAGGTAGGAAGAATTGTATATTTGATGAAAATATAGACAAAGTAAACTATATATTAAATAATAAATTAATTGAAGTGATGGGGGTATAATAGATGATAGATACAATTCAAAAGGTTGCTGAGTTAAAAGAACAAGGAGTTGAAGTATATTCATACTCAAGACTATCTAGTTTATATAATTGTTTATATGAATATAAATTAGGTTATATAGATAAACATAAAGGTATGGATAATATATGGACTAAACTTGGAACATTAATTCACGAATGTGTTGAGATGATTTATAATGGAGAATTAGATGAGAGTGAGTTTGAGTCTAAGTATTTATTGGGATATCAAGAAATAATTAATCAAGGATATAAATTCCCAACAGAAGTTATTGAAGAAAATATGCAAAGAAATATTCAACATTATATATATACTTTTAAAAAAGATGATGTAAAAACTGAAAATGAAAGACATTTCTTAGTAAATATTTCAAATATATGGCTTCAAGGATATATTGATAAGATAGTATTTAATGATGATGGAACAATAGATATATACGATTATAAAACATCATCTAAATTTTCTGCAAAAGATATTAAAGAAAAAGGACGCCAATTAATTTTATATGGCTATGCTATGGAACAGATGGGGTATAAAGTTAGGAATGTAGCTTGGGATATGGTTAAATATGTATGGACAAGCTATAAACAAAAGAATGGATTTAGTAAGCCAGTATTGACAGATAGAAAAGATATATGGAATAAATTACAATTAAAACTATTAACATTTGCAGAACAAGAAGGGTGTTCTAAAGATGAAGCATATCAATTATATCTTGATTTAGCTAGTGATGATAGAAAGGAATTGCCAGATAACTTAAAAGACTATTTTATTATAGAGTCTGGAGTAGTGGTATATCCATATAGTGAAGAAAATATACAAGATTTAATTAAATTTGTTGAAGATTCATTGGATATACTTAATAAAGAAAAAGACTTTAAACCAAATAAAATAGATAAAGGAAATAGTTTCTATTGTTCATTTTTATGTGGACAAAAAAATAGATGTGAAAGTTATAAACAATATGTAGAAACATTGGAAAATAAGGATGTTCCAGAATTATTTAAGGAACAAAGTGGTGTTAATAGTGGTGTTGAAGTTGACTTCAAGGAGTTTTTTAAATGATATTATTTGAAGATAAAAATAAACCTAAAACAGTAAATATATATCCTTTAATAGAGAATGAAGTTTTTAATGAAATACATTTAGTTGGAGATAGTAATGGATATAATATTACAAATATTCGTGGTTGTTCACCTAAAATGATTACATATCCAAATAGTATTCCATATTATAAATTACTTTGTTCATTAAAGACTATAAATAATGGAGATAAGATAAGAGATGACATTAAAGTATTTGATAAATTATTTACAGATAAAGAATATAATTATATTAAATCTTATGTGAATAGAGAAAATACAATAGAGAAGAATTATTATAAGGCATTTATAAAATTACTTTTGATGTCTAAGAAAGAATTTAAAGTCAATAAAAATGGTAAAATGATGTTTGAAAGAGATACTATTCAAAAGAATCCAGAGATAGTTGGGTTCTTCTTTGAACAATTATATAATAGTTTATTTAATAACAATGTAGAAATACACAACTATCAATCATTTGAAAGATGTTTACTGGATATAGATGATATGCCTTATGAGAATAAATTATTTATATTTACTCCAAATTCATTTTTAAGGAAAGGTATTGATGATTTTAATTATGAATATATGTTATCATTATTAGATAAAATACAGAAAGGAAATGGATTTTTTATACTAATAGATGAATTAGTTTATGGTAGAAAAATAAATCTCTTTCTTGAAGTTACAGCAAGATTATGGAACAGAAAATCTCAAATTATAACAACAAACACTGGACAAACTATGGTGTTGACAAATTTATAATTGTGTGATATAATGGGTTAAAATAAAGAAAGGAAGTGGTATCTATGAAACCAAAGAAAGTAATAATAAATGGAGAGTCTATAACTTGGAGAATTAATCCAGAGTATTTCTATAAGAACGATGAAATACGTGGTATAAACGAAGTATCTGCTTCTATAAAAGTAAATAATAATCCATATAGAAGTCTTAAAAATGCTGGATTTAGTACACACTTTGGCATTGTTGCAACTGTTATATTATTATATAATAAAGCTAATAACAAAGATATAAGAATATCAGCAATGGGGAAAATAGAAGATTATTTGGATTGGTACTTTGATAGAATTGATATGTCGCACGTAAGATGGGTATATGATATGAGAAAGGAAAAGAACTTTACATTTGATGAAAAGACATTATTAAAACGTGCGGTTGGACAAATGAGAGAATTATATCCATATTCATTTATGTTTGATTTTAATAATATTGATAAAGAGTCAATCGAAGAATATGACGAAGATGATGACAATAGATATGAAATATGGTATCATTATATTGAAATGTTATCTAAAAAATTTATATTAAGTATGGTTGATGAATTAGATATATTGGTGAAACAAGGGAAATTAAATGAATTTAATCCATTAAATGATATGAATAAAGTGATAACTATTCAAGATATGTCTGAAAAAGAAAAAGAAAATTTATCTAATATAGATGAAGAAAAAGACGAAGTTGCAAGTGAGATGGCGAAAAGATTTGAAGAAATCGTACTTGGTATAAATAATGCAAATCCATTTATAAGACGTCAATTTAATATAAATGATTCAAGTGAAGTTGAAACAAGGGAGATAGATGATGATTGTCTTCTTAGATGGGAAGATATTTTTATATAGGGTGATGAATTATGGATAAATATATTAATTATCATTGTCATAGTTATTATTCTAATTCTATAATAGCAGATAGTCCAGTATCACCAAAGGAATATATAGCTAGAATAAAAGAGTTGGGTCATACTACATATGTTTCAACTGAACACGGAATTAGTTTTAATTGGGCAGAGAAATATTTATTATGTAAAGAAAATAATATAAAGTTTGTTTTTGGAGTAGAAGCATATACACTATATAACGAAAAGGTTTATCATATAATGTTTGTGGCTAAGAATAAAAATGGTATGATACAATTAAATAAATTAATAAGTGACGCTGTTATAAATAATTTTAAATATAGTAGACCAAGAGTAAAACTTGAAACTATAAAAGAATTTATAAACCCAAATGATGTTATATGTAGTAGTGCTTGTATCGGTGGCTTGTTAAAAGAGCCATCATTAATGTTGGTTAAAGAATTATATAAGTTCTTTAAAGACAATTTCTTTTTAGAAGTTGCATATCATAAAAGCCAAAAACAAATAGAAATAAATAAATTAGCAAAGAAAATTAGTGAACAAGTTGGTATCAAATTAATAGCTGGGAATGATAGTCATTATATTTATCCAGAACAAAAAGTATTAAGAGATGAATTATTGGCTAGTCGTAGAATTGTCTATGCAGATGAAGAAGATGATGAAACACAATTCTATATGGATTACCCAGATTATGAAACTATGTTCAATAGATTTAAGGAACAAGGAATATGGGGAGATGATGAGATATATGATTTTATTAATAGAACCAACATTATTGAAGAATTTGATGACATTACTTTTGATAATAACTGGAAAGTGCCAACACTTTATCCAAATTTAAGTAAGCACGAAAGACAACAACTATTAGTAGATGAAGCTAATAAAAGATGGAGTGAATATAAAAAACATATACCAGAACATCAATATAAAGAATATATAAAAGCTATTAGATGGGAATTAGATGAGTGGTTGAAGTGTGGTATGGAAGATTATTTATTAACAGCAAGTAAATTGGTTGAAGAAGGAGTTAAGTTAGGTGGAGTTGTAACTATGTCTGGTAGGGGTAGTGCTTCATCTTTCTTAACAACAACATTATTTGGATTATCAACAATAGATAGAATACAAGCAAAAGTACCATTATTGCCAGAAAGATTTATGACAGCAGATAGAATTATATCGGCACATTCAACCCCAGACTATGATATTAATGTATATAATAGAGAGAAATTTATTGAAGCACAAGATAAATTGTTGGGAGAAGAAATGAATTATCAATTATGTGCGTATGGTACATTACAACAGAAATCTGCATTTAGAATGTTATGTAAAACAAGAGATGACATTACAGTTGAACAACAATTATATATTACATCTAAAATAGAAGAGTATGAAAGGGATTATAAACACGCAAGTGATGAAGATAGGGAAACTATGGATATTTCTAATTATATTGTTGATAGAGATATGTATAAGATATATGAACAAGCTATTAAATTTCTTGGAACTGTAACAGATATTAAAGGAAGTCCTTGTAGTTGGTGTATTGCAAATGATAATCTTATGGAAATATTTGGTTTATGTCGTGCTAAAAATGGAGATATATTATTAAATATCGAAGGAAATAAGATTGAGAGTTTTGGTTATTTAAAGATGGACTGGCTAATAGTTGACGCAGTTGGTATCATAGACGCAGTATATAAAGAAATAGGAATACCAGTCCCAACATCAAATGAATTATATTGGTTGATTCAAGATGATAAAGCAACTTGGGATATATATGGAAAAGGAATAACTTGTTGTGTAAATCAATGCGAACAACCTAAATCAAAACAAAAAGTTATAAATTATAAACCTAAATCAATAGAAGAATTATGTGCGTTTATAGCTATGATAAGACCGGGTGCTATATCAATATATGATAAGTTTGAAAAAAGAGAAGATTTTAACTATGGAGATAAATCAATAGACGATATATTACAAGGGAAATTTTTAAGTAGTTCTTTATTGATGTATCAAGAGCAAGTTTTACAACTATTGAATTATTGTGGATTTGAGCCAAAAGAAACATATGACATATTAAAAGCTATATCAAAAAAGAAAGAAGAAAAGATTAGTAAAGTTAAACCTGTATTTTTTAAGGAATTAACAAAACATATTATAAAAAATAAATTAGGGGTGATGAGCAAATGAATGACGAACCACTATACAGAAACAAAGAATGGTTATATGACCAATTTGTTTTACAAGGAAAAGAATGTAGTGAAATAGCAAAAGAAAATGGTTGGACTGCAAGGGTTGTTCAAAAATGGGTACAAGAAAAAAATGGTTGGAGAAATCATACTAGGAGAGATGAAGTGAAGCCAACAGATAGGCAACTACAAATTATCTATGGCGGTATGCTTGGAGATGGTTGTATTTCAAAAAGACTTGATATTGATTTTACTCAATATATTTTTGTTCAAGTAGAACATCATAAAGATTATGTAAATTGGGTTTTAAAAGAATTGTGGAATTTATGTAAATCAAAAACACCTAGTATACAAATCAAATTAAAGAAAGGTTTTGAAGAAGAATTTATATATAATTATCAACCAACATATAGAATTGCAACTAGGGGATATAAATTTTTGACAGAATTATATAATCTATCAAATAAAGATATAATAGATAGATTAGATGAATTAGGATTATCATTGTATTTTTTAGATGATGGATGTTTTAATAAAAGTAAACAATGGGAATTATGTATGGGTAGTATGGATGAGAATGAAGTTGATTTTTTTATTAATATTATGAAAGAAAAGTTTAATATTGATATATATAAAAAATATCTATTTAAAAATAAATATGGAGAATATTGGTATGTCAAATTGACAGTAGATGAGTCTAAAAAACTAAATGAAATAATACTAAGGAATATCCCAAATGAACTTGATGTGATACAAAGAAAGATATTTAGGAATGGTGATACTGATGTGGAGTGAAATAATAAATGAAATGAATTTATCTGAAAGTGAATTAAATTATATTAATTCTGAAAAACAAGATATAGAGAAAATGGTAAGTTCTTTATGGCAAGTAATAATAGACTCTTCATCTTATCTCTGTTCAACGCAAGTCATTCGTACAGTATGGCTCACGACAGCTTATGGATTGCATATGCAAAAGCACATTATCCACAACAGACTTATGTTGGTTTAATAAAGTATTTTAGCGAACTACGTAAACTAGATAAAATAAGAACACTTAAACAAGAAGCAGAGAAATATTTTGGTATTAAATTGATGGATAGAAAATTTGGACAAGATAATAGAGTTATTAATGTTAAAGATAACATTATATATCAATCATTAGATAGTGTTAAAGGAATTAATAGTGAAATAGCACATTTAATTTATCCTATAAAAGATATGAGATTTAATACATTTGATTTATATATTAAATTAAAAGAATTAGGATTGAATAAAACACATATAGGAAATCTTGCTAAGATAGGATATTTTAAATTTAATGATAAGATGTTATGGTTGGTTGAAAATTATAAAGAATATAAACAATTAAACAAAAACAAAGTTGTAGATATATTCGATAGCAAAGTAATGGATTGTACAATAGATGTATTATATCTGGAGTTAGTAGAAGCTTGTAGTAAGGAAACAAATTCATTATTAAAGTTTGATGACGTAACAACTGTAAGTAGGATATTATTTAATCATTTATCTTGGATAGATATACCAGATATTCAAAAGTATTATTGGGAAATGGACTTAATTGGGGAAGTAATTACTCCACATAAACAAGAATTAAAGTTTTATATAGTAGAAAAGTATAATGAAAATAAAGGAAGTATATTATTATATGATACAGAAGTAAGTAGACTTGAATGGTTTATGTACAAAAAGGGGTTGACAATTGCAAATAAAAATGTTATAATGGTAGGAGATATAGAGAGAAAAGAAAAAGGATTGCCTATAATAAAGCAATTTATGGACTTGACATCTATATTTAAAAAATAATAGATAGGAGAAGTGATATTATGAAAACAATATTAGGAAAAGATTTATTGGCAAAAGACGGAGATTATCAAATTATCGAGATTAGAGATGACGCAAAAGAGTTTATGTTGGGTGATGAAAAGATAATCATTGATACGGAATTTGAAGAACTAGACCCAACTATATTAACACATCAATGTAGATTTGCTATTGGTGATACAGAAGAACAAACCGATAATAGTATATATCTTGAATTTCCATCTGTAAAGTTTATATTTGAATTATTGCCAAGTAATTTTGGTGGTATTAATAGAGAAGAATTTATAGAACAACAAAAAGCAGTATTGGATGATGAAATAGTTGTAGCACAAAATTCATTAAGAGAATTAATAGACAGTGCGATAGATAGTATATATGGTGCAAAAAGTATGGTACTTAATTAGGGGTGATAAATATGGAAAAGAAATTTAAAGTAGCAATATTAGTGGGACATAATTCAAGTCAACAAGGAGCATACTCGAAAGACTTGGAAATGACAGAGTGGGAATATAATAAATTGGTGGCTAACTATCTAAAAGAAAAAGATAGTGAAACATATGATGTATATTTTAGACAACCACATCAAAGTTATAGAAAACAAATGCAAGAAGTGTTGGATGTTATAAATAAACAAAATTATGATTTAGTTGTAGAGTTGCACTTTAATTCACATACGACTAATACAGCCGAAGGTTCAACTGGAATACATTATAAAACAAATTCTAAAACAAAAGAATACTTAAATATATTTCAAGATATGTTAAAGAGAATTTGGGGAATAGTTAAAAGACCATTAATTCCTATAACATTAAGTGACATTAATAGCGTTAATGGAGCATATGGTATACTTAAATCAAAAGCAGATTATGTATTACTTGAGCCATTCTTTGGAAGTAATGAAAGAGAAGCTAGAAAGTTTAAATCATATTTACAATATGGAGATACATTAGATAAGAGTATAAAAAAATATTTGGAGAGTGTTAAATAATGGGATATAATATTAAAACAGTAGCTTCACCAAATAAAATAGAAGAAGTAGTTGAAATAAGAACTGATAATAGATTTGCACAAAATCCAGATAAGGAAGATTTGGTTAATCATCCAAAACATTATACTGGAGATATAGAATGTATTGATGTAATAAAACAACAATTTGGTATTGATGGATTAATTAAATTCTGTCTTGGTAATGCAATGAAATATGTCTTTAGATGTGAACATAAAGGAACAACTAAGATGGATTTAGAGAAAGCAGTATGGTACTTAAATAAAGCAATAGCTAATTTATAGGAGATGTTAAATATGAACACTAAAACATTGGTTGATAATATTCCAACTTATGTAATCAAAGTTCATAGTTTTAGCACAAGTAGGGGTGGACGGATAATAGTTCGTGTAAATGAAGATACAATCTTTAATGGAACTTATATCCGTTCTTCTATTAGAAATGTTAAAGCTATAAAATGTACACTAGATGGAGATGAATATTATCTATTTAAAAATAAGAAAATTGGTCTATTTATGTTAGAGAAAGATACAATCTATGAAATGGGTTGTGAGTGTGAGAAATGGGGGAATTTAATTGGAGTATAGAATTGACACAAGACTTGAGAGTCGTATAGATAGAGAAAGATATATTGGAAAAGAATTCATTACCAATCAAGGTAATAAATATGTAGTCTTGGGGGTTTGGGAACATTCCCCCATTGGTAAAGAAAAAAGATATATAATAGAATATGAAGATGGACAACAAGCAATAGCTTATTCTTCTACCATTAAAAATGGAAGTATAGCTAAACCTATAATCCCAGAAGTAAGAATAAGAAGAATGCCTATATTAAGAACAGCTTTATTAATGAGTGATTTACATTTTTGCTATGAAGATAAACATTGTGTAGATATATTTTATCAAATAGCAGAAGTCATAAAAGATGAAATTGATGAGTTGATTGATTTGGGTGATGGTATAAATAATAATTCCTTATCAAAGTTTATAGATATTGAACCACAACAATTTACATTAATAGAAGAAATAGAAGCATATAGAAATCATATTAATAAGTTAAAAGGTATTTTAAAAGAAAGCACTAAATTTGTTGTATTACAAGATAATCATTTTCATCTTAGAAAGGAAAGATGGTTAGCAGAAAATCCTATGTTAAAAGGATTAATTCCAGACTTATCTCCATTGTTTCACGAAGAAGTTGAACACGGAGTACCTTATATGCCATTTGGACAACATAGGGTTGGATTAATACACGGAATATCGTATGGTAAATTCTTCACTAAACAACATATAGAACAATATGGAATAGATATTATATGTGGACATACTCATACAATGCAATTATATACAAGTAGTTCTGGTAGACAGAATGTAAATCCTATTAGAAGTTATGGAGTACCTTGTATGTCAATACATCAAAGATATGTTCAAGGTAGACCAACTAGACAAGTTTGTGGATTTGCAATATTAACCTATGATATGGGTAGCGATAACTATAATATAGAATATGTTATTGTAGAAAATCAGATGGCTATATTTAGGGGAAAGAAATATTTTAGTAGATATAATGAAAGCAATTAAGGGGTTGATGAATAAATGAAGTATTATCCAAGAGAAATTAGTGGTACTGGAAGCAATCGTATAACACAAGATAAAATAGATGGTAAATATTATGCTACAAGTAATTACTTTGATGGTATAGGGTTTGATACCGAAGAAGAAGCACAAAGTTTTATAGATGAAGTTCTATCAAAAAGAGATTATATACAAAAAGGAGAAATAACATATGAAGTTGAATTTGCTAAATAAAGAGAAATTAGGTTATGGTAAAGATTTATTAATTATAACAGATATAGATTTAGATGGAATAAGTGGAGCTGTATTGGCTTCACTTAAATTTCCATTAGCCAAGATATATCATACAAGAACAAATATAGCTATGGAGTTATTTGAGAGTGGACACATATATGATTTCACGAGTATAATGTTTATAGATTGTAGTCCTAAAACACAAGAAGATTATAATACTATTAAAGATATATTTGGAATAGATAATATGTATATATTTGACCATCACGAAAGTTTAAAGAAGATAATACCTAAAGGAGAAGAAAATGAATTTAATGTAGCTATGGAGTATTGTGGTTGTAGTTTATTCTGGAACGTATTATTTGGTAGTCCAGATGATATAGAGAATATAAAGAACAATAATATATGTGATTTACATTTAATAGGTAAGTTTGTATTCCTAGTTAATGTATATGATATGTGGTTAGACAAGGAAGAAGATGGACATTTTCTTGACGCCAAAACACTTAATATGAAGTTTAATTATTTAGGTATAGATAAATATATCCTATGTACTAAGAAATATTTAAATGGAGAGATAGATGATATAATACCAAGTAATTTAAAAGATGGATTCATATATTATATGCAACAAATAAATTCATATATTGATAAGAAGTGCAATGAAGCCTATATTGTGGATGAAGAAGCTATAACATTTGCCGAAGATTATAAGAGTGAAATAGGTAATCAATTATTAAATAAATATAAAGGAAAGATTAAAAGAGCAATAGTAGTAGATGTATCAAAGAATAGTATTAGTATTAGAAGTAAAGATAATAGTGCATTAGATAAAGCTAATAGAATAAGTTATCTAAGTGGTGGACATTTAAATGCTGCTGGTGCTAGAATAGAAGGTTTAAAGAAAGAAATAATAGATATGATAGCAAATAAATAATCATTATCCCCAATCCTATGTTCCACAAAGGAAAGGGGATTTTTTTATTCTTTCAACACATTAGGAGCAACCTATAACAAAATTTCATAATAGGGGTTATCAACAC